ATTGGTAGTTCACGTGTTGCGCTGACCAGTGGCACTGCCTCTACCAATGTTGTTACGTACGTAGCAAGTTTCCCAGCCGGAACAGGCACGGGCGCTGTTACAGAAGCCGGTGTGTTCAACGCTGCTAGCGCGGGCACAATGCTCTGTCGCACTGTCTTCTCAGTCGTCAACAAAGGCGCGGCAGACGCAATGAGCATAACTTGGACAATTACCGTCAGCTAAGGACTAGTAAATGTCAACCATTGTTCTTCGCTCGGTTAAAGGGTCTCCGCTAACCAACACGGAGGTCGATGCTAACTTTAACAACCTAAACACAGACAAGATCGAGACGCTTGCGTCTGCGGATGGCTCTATTGTCATAACTGGGACTGGGGCGTCTAGAGACCTTAGCGTTTCGCAGACCTCCCCCGCGTCTGTGTTGCTTGAACAGGTAAGAAACGCCACGGGCGCAACGCTTACCAAGGGCACGGCGGTCTATATTTCTGGCGCTACAGGGCAGATTCCAACTGTCTCCAAGGCTTTGGCTACAGGGGACGCCACATCCGCGCAGACCTTGGGTTTGATTACCAGTGACTTAGCGAACAACGCCAATGGCTATGTAACCATCATTGGTTTGGTCACCAATCTGAATACATCAGCGTACACCGACGGGGCGCAGCTTTATCTCAGCCCAACGACAGCGGGAACTTTGACGGCCACCAAGCCATACGCACCACAGCATTTGGTCTACATGGCGGTGGTTGCCCATGCTCACCCTACACAAGGCAAGTTATTTGTCAAAGTGCAGAACGGGTATGAATTGGATGAGTTGCACAATGTGTCGGCTCAATCTCCAGCCACTGGTCAGACCATTGTCTACAACAGCAGCACAAGTCTGTGGGAGAAGAACACTGTCTCGCTGACTGCTGGCGTAAACGGAACTCTGCCCCTTGCTAACGGCGGCACAGGCGCTACTACGGTGGCGGGCGCTCAAACATCGCTTCAGGTTGATCCCAGTGGTACAAGTATAGCGATGGCAATTGCCTTGGGGTGAGCTATGAACAGCGGCATCTACATCATCACCAACACCATAAACGGCAAGCAGTATGTCGGGCAGAGTACGGGCATTCGCAAGCGTTTTACACGGCACAAGCGTGCGGCCCGAACAAAGATGGTGCGCGAGTGTTTTTACTTGCACAACTCAATTGCTAAGCACGGCGTAGAAAACTTTAAGTTTGAGGTTCTTTTATATGCGGACGACAGGGAGTACATGAACCTCATGGAGCAGCGTTGCATCACCGGGTACAACACGATGTCTCCCGCCGGATATAACTTGGACACAGGCGGCGGCGTATCTCGTACCGTTGCAGAGTCGACCAGAGAAAAAATGCGTAACCGTGTAGCGTGGAACAAAGGCGTGCCGCTATCAGAAGAAGTCAAGCGAAAAATGTCTATCGCCATGGCTGGTAGGCCGTCCTCGCAAAAAGGCAAACCAAGAACAGCTGCCCAAAAGCTAAAGCAGTCTATAGCAATGAAAGGCCGTACTGCGTGGAACAAAGGCAAACCGATGGCAGAAGCTCAGCGCGTAAAACTTTTAGGACTGGACAAGTCCTATACAAAAACCCCAGAATACAGGGCAGCAATGAGCTTGGCTGTCACAGCGGCTAAAGCCAAACTCAAAGGACTATAAATGGCAACCAATACATTCAAAAACTTTCTGAGCAAAAACGTAGGCACATCTGCTGCTACGGTCTATACATGCCCAGCTTCAACACAGACCACCATCATCGGGTTTTCGATAGCCAACACTTCGGCTTCGCCGATCACCTGTGATGCGTACATCACCTCCAGCGCGGTGAATTATTACCTGATTAAGTCGGCTGTCGTGCCGGTAGGTGGTTCGCTGGTGATTGTGGGCGGCGACCAGAAGGTTGTGCTTGAGGCGGCTGATGTCTTGCTGGTTGTAACCTCGGCGGCAACGTCTGCTGATGCTGTCTGCTCCCTGTTGGAGATTGCATAATGGCATACATCGGCTCCACTCCAACCACCCAGAGCTTCGTCGCTGGGACGGACTACTTTAACGGTACGGGGTCTGCTGTCAACTTCACCCTGAGCCGCTCTGTCAACTCGGTCAATGACATCGAGGTGATCGTCAACAATGTCGAGCAGATTCCCAGCGGCTACTTGGTGTCAGGTACAACGCTCACGTTCTCAGCAGCCCCATCGTCAGGCACGAGCAATGTGTATGTGCGGTATTTGAGCACCACCAACCTGAGTCTGGCTATCCCAGCGGGTACTTCGGCTACGTTTAATACGGTGACTGTTGCAGATGGGTCTGCCGCCACGCCCTCTATCACCAACGATGGGGACACCAACACCGGCATCTTCTTCCCCGCAGCAGACAGAATTGGTTTTGCCGAGGGTGGTGTTCAAGTTGGTGAGTTTGACGCCTCAAGCAACTTCTTGTTCAATTCAGGCTACGGCTCCGTTGCTGTGGCCTATGGTTGCCGAGCATGGGTGAACTTCAATGGTGCGGGGGCGCTAACTGGAACTTACAGTCAGTCAGGAACGGCAATAACTGTTACCGTCACAAGCCACGGACTTTCTCAAGGACAGTCTATTTATATAACATTTCAAACTGGCGCAGCAAGCGCAGAGGCATTTACTGTCACATCCGTAACTAGCGCAAACATATTTGTGGTTACCTCCGCAACATCACAAACCACAAGCGGAAACTGTACCCTTGCAACAATTATTCGTGCTAGCGGGAATGTGTCAAGCATCACGGATAACGGCACTGGCGATTACACAGTGAATTTCACTACTGCGATGCCTGATGCAAATTATACTTTAGTTGCAACAATAAAACCTACAGCGGCGGCAAGTAGTACAAATGGAAAAGTTGTAAATATTCGTTATGACACGAATTTAGCTACATCTTCATGTAGGTTGTGGTGCAATAGCACAGGCGGGGCAGAAGATATGGATGTAGTAGCTGTTGCAGTTTTTAGATAAGGTAACCCAATGAACTCAAGAATCATTTACAAAACAGCAGACGGCGGCGTAGCCGTCATCGTCCCCGCAGACACTATTGAAGCCTGTATGAAGGACATTCCAGAGGGCGCTGAGTACGCCATTGTGGATGTTGCAGACATTCCAACAGACCGCACATTCAGAGGAGCATGGACATGGGCATCGTAATCGACATCACCAAAGCGAAAGCAATCACGCATGATGCGCGTAGGACAGCCCGTGCTGCTGAGTTTGCCCCACTGGATACAAAGGCCACCATCCCGTCAGAGGCCGCAGCCGCTGAAGCTGCCCGTGCTGCTATCCGTACCAAGTACGCTGAAATGCAGACTGCTGTTGACGCTGCTGGTGATGTGGCTGCGCTGAAGACAATCATCACCGCGCTGGAGAACAATAATGCCACTCAGTAAAATTGACAGCGACAGCCTGAACAGCGGGTTGACTTTTAGCGGCCAGCAAACGATACCCACCATCAACCTGACGGGTGGTCAGATCACGTTCCCCGCAACAGCAGTCCCATCAGCCAACGCAAACACGCTGGATGATTATGAGGAGGGAACTTGGACGCCTGCGCTTGCTCCCGTAACTGGAACAATTACCTCACAAAGTGTTTTTGGTAGTTATATAAAAATAGGCAATCAAGTAACTTTAACTTTTAAAGCAATTATCACTGGTGGGACAGTTACCGCTATAGGCACTATTGGCGGCTTTCCATTTACCTCCATAAACGCTAACCAGCAAGCGTGCGGCGCGGCAAGGGAAATACAAGTAACGGGAGCAATATACCAAATTGCAGCAGTTGGTAACACTGTTACAGCGGATGTTCGTAAATACGACAACTCAACTGCTGTTACAAACTCTTATGGCTGGCAAGGTTCTATAACTTACATCACTTCATAAAAGGAAACCCATGCCAACATTCACCGAATCTAAAGTCATCGACCAGATCACCGTCACTGAGAACGGCACTGTGCTGTACCGCGAGGCTACACGCATCCTCAAGGATGGCGACCAGATTGCTCAGACCTACCACCGAACCAGCCTGACACCAGCACAAGACCTCACAGGTCAGCCTGCCAACGTGGTGGCGATCTGCAACGCAGCTTGGACAGATGAAGTTGTAGCAGCCTACCAAGCCGCACAAGCCAACCGGGAAACACCATGAGCTACATAGGCGCAGAGCCAACCACAGCAGCGTTTCCGTTCGATCAGTTCTCTGGTAACGGCACAACCACTGCCTTCACGCTGACATACGCTCCAGCGAGTGCAACATCTATTGTTGTCGCCATCAGCGGCGTGGTGCAGAACCCCAACCTGTACTCCGTTGTTGGAACAACCCTGACGTTCAGCCCAGCCCCGCCCACAGGGACAAACAACATTGCTGTGCTGTACTTAGGTCTGCCAGTGATTGGTTCGTCCTCACCGGGCAACACTGCGTTCCTGAGTTCAACTGACCTGACCGCCACGGCCTCACAGACTGTGTTTGCTTCGGCTGGCAGCTACACCCCCGGCTTCGTACAGGTGTTCCGCAACGGTGCAAGGCTGGGCAACGCTGACTTCACAGCTACCAACGGCACAACAATCACTCTGGCAAACGCAGCAACTGCTGGCGATCTGGTCACGATTGAATACTACACCCTGACTTCGCTGACCAACGCCCTCCCACTGACAGGCGGCACAGTAACGGGGTCTACGACATTTAACAGCGCAGTGACCATCAACGGTGCAGCAGTGTCGGGCTTCACAGGCATGAAGAACAGGATCATCAACGGGAACATGGTTGTGGATCAGAGGAACGCTGGGGCGGTTGTTACGGTGAATTCATCAAGTCAGACATTTTGTACCGACAGGTGGTGGGCTAGTGGTCAATCTACTGATGGCATCTTTACTATGGCTCAGTCTACAAATGCGCCAACAGGTTTTAACAATTCTCTACAAAATACAGTAACAACAGCAGACGCCTCTATTGGAGTTACCCAAAGATATTACATAGCCCAAAGAATTGAGGCTTTTAATACCGCCGACCTTGGGTGGGGGACTGCGGCGGCTCAAACTGTAACTCTTAGCTTTTGGGTTCGTTCTAGCTTAACAGGCACTTTTGGCGGGTTTATTTACAACTCTGCTGCTAATTACAGTTACCCATTTTCATACAGTATTTCTGTTGCTAATACTTGGGAAAACAAAACAGTCACTATTGCTGGGCCTACGGCTGGTACATGGTTAGGTGCGACAAACGGAATCGGTATGCAAATTGGTTGGTCGTTAGGTGCTGGAACTGACCGCTTAGGAACTGCTGGCGCTTGGGCATCTGCTCAATATTTTGGCGCTATAGGTCAGACCAACATTATTGCAACAAACGGCGCAACCTTCTACATCACAGGCGTCCAGCTTGAAAAAGGCAGCACAGCCACATCGTTTGACTACCGGCCTTATGGCACGGAGTTGGCGCTTTGTCAGAGGTACTACTACAAGTCCCCGCAGACAGCAAACGGCGAAGGGTTCATCACATACCAAGCTAGTGGTGGGTGGACAGGCACGACTTGTTTCCCGGTAACTATGAGGGCTACGCCCACTATGACGTATGGCTATACGACACCTTATAGTGGGAACACTTTTAATAGAATTGATACTGGTGGGACGATTACCGTTACGCTGACTCAAAATTTGGTTTCTGTTTCTAGGGTACTAAGCATTTACGACGGTGGGCAGTCGAGCATTCCTTTAGGCACTAACTTCTCGACCTTCCTAACTGCAAGCGCGGAGCTATAAATGTACAAATTAATGCAAAAAACTGGGGTTATTCGTTTGGCTGATTTAGCAAATATCCCCTTTGACCCTGACAATTCAGACTACCAGCAATACCTTGCATGGCTGGCAGAGGGCAACACGCCAGAGCCTGCTGACAGTACGCCGTAAACCTGCGAAAATACCCCGAACTAAAGGACACCCGTGACTAAAGACATCACCCACCGTGAAATCTACGACCGCTTGGTAGCTGTTGAAACTAAGGTAGATGCCCTGACTGATAACACCAAGGATGTGGTGTCGGCGTTTGCTGCCGCGCAAGGTGCGTTCAAGGTGCTTGAGACATTGGGCAAGCTAGCTAAACCGCTGCTGTGGATTAGCCTGTGGGTCGGTGGCATAGCTGCTGCTCTCACTACGTTCTGGGAACACTTTAAGCTGCGCTGATGGACGCCTTGCCACCCCCACCCCCATCGGCACAAGCCCCTGCGACAGTCTTTGAGTGCGTCAGGTGGTCATGGTCTTCTGATAGGCTGCTGGTGTGGTGCTTGCAGTGGCGAGAGAAAAAGAACCCGGAGCCAAAGAAAGTAGCAGAGGCCCAAAGTGATTGATCCCTTAACAGCCCTAGCAGGCATACAGGCAGCGGTTGCGCTCATCAAGAAAGTCAGCAAGACTGTTGACGATGTGTCCTCGCTCGGCCCCGTTCTGGGCAAGTACTTTGATGCAAAGTCCACGGCCAGCAAGGCTGTTGTCCAAGCCAAGAAGTCTAAGTCATCAATGGGTACTGCCATCCAGATTGAGATGGCTCTAGATCAGGCTAAGCGGTTTGAAGATGAGCTACAGCTTCTGTTCATGCAGAGTGGCAAGATAGATGTTTGGAACAAGATTAAGTCTAGGGCAGCAGCAATGGATGTAGAGTCTGCCCATGAGGCACGCAAAGAAAAAGAGGCTGCGGCCAAGCGCAAAGCAGAAATGGACGAGGTTATTGAGCTTGTGTTGATGGCACTTGTCTTCTTCGGCTTGCTTGGAATCATCATTTATTTCAGCCTCGGCGTCATGGAGCAGCGCGGCTAAGTTATGGCAGATGAACGCCTTGCCTTGGTTGACAAAATTCTGGCCTATGTGTCCAGCCCCTTCCGGCTGTTCGCAATGGTGCTCATGGCGGTGCTCACCTTTGCCGGGTACTTTGTCTACGCAAACCAAGACCTGTTAATCGGCGCGTACAAAGAGTCCAAGAAGATTCCGACGATTGCAGAAGACCGCGTAGAGGACGCTGCTGCCCACCTGTTCAAGCAGTCGGGGGCTCTGGTGGTGGCGGTGTTCAAAGTCAATTCAATGTTTGGCACCCGAGTCTTGTACCGGGCCTATGGAAAGAACGGCAGAGACAAAACCAATGACGGACTGGACGTCGGGCTGTTCACTCAGAACGCTGCCAACAATGCCGATGTGGTGAAACTCATGGCAAGTGAGATTCCTTGCGGCGAATACAAATCTGCCCAGAGCGAAATGGGCCTGTGGTACATCGCCCGAGGGGTTAGCTACACCTGTCGTATCAGTGTTCCCCCGGAACCGGGCAGGTTTGTGGGCCAGATCACGGTTGGATGGGCGACCCAGCCTGAAGACATGGACAGCACCCGCGCCATGCTGCAAATTGCAGCAACAATGCTTTCAAGGAGTAAACAATGAACGACGTACTTGCAGGACTGCTTAAAACGGTTGCCCCCGGACTGGCGACTAT